TCCACAAGATTCATCTGCAGCAAGAGCCGTAATTCTACATTGTGAAATCCCCCCGAAAATGCTACCAGATGCAAGAGCGTTTAAAACGTATGATCCAGTATCTACATAAGATTCATTTTCAACAATATCTCTTGCAAGTTTAGTATATTCACCACCAACTTCTTTAATTAAATCCTTTAAGAAATCCATATCGTTTATCCAAATAAAAAGTCTAGTGTGCTTGTTTCTTGTGTTTTCCAGTCAATAACATCTAAAATTGCCTTTAGAGGTGAAATAAAGGTTTTTTCAAATTGAGTGTTGTAGTCTACAAATTTTCCTAATCCAAGATCTGTTGGAAATCTTTGAATGAATGCAATTACATTTTCATTGATAGGATTCGGCATCTTAAGATAACAAACCTTAATTTTTTCCCCATCCTTAATGAGCGGGTACTTCATATCAAGCTTTTGCTCTTTTATGTACCTATTGTAAACCAATGAGGCTCTTGATTGGATTGGAGTTCCTTTCTGATATGAATTATTGGCTGCGGAATATTTATTAACGTTGCTGACACTCTTCGGAGATGATACCTCTTCCGGCGTAAGACTAAAAAACTCTTTTTTACATTCATTAATATAATTAATAATATCCCTTTCGGTTCCACTCATTAAAATTTCAAGAGATTTTTTAAGCATTTTTCGGCATGGGGACGGAGTTGAAGATTTAATAGCTTCAATCCCCATTATTTTTAATTTAGGTTGTTCATACCTCACTCCTTCACTATCCCACACATTAAGTATATATCTTTTTTTTGCCGTCCATAGTCCACGTTCGGCAATATTCTCCCTCTTCATTTGCATCTTTTGCGTATAAGCATTAACATACTGTGCCAACTCTTCATAACACTCGTCAATGTATTTCTCAAGTTTTTCCTTACACACTTTATCCAAAAACGAAACTATTGTTTGTGGTGGGACATTTTTATTTTTAAATATTGTTTCGACTAAATGGCTCATATTTAGGTAAACAGAATCCGTATCTGATGCAATTACATAATCAACGCCCTCAGTTTTCAGTATTTTATTTAAATACTTATTAATTTTACATTCAATCCAACGTATTGCAACCTGACCGGAGAGTGTAATAGCTTCAGCATTTTCTAATCTATAATACCTAAAATATGGAGTACCAATTGCTCCATATAAACTATTAATTTGTATTTTCCTTGCCATTTGATTGTTAGAATACTTAGATATATTTTTAATACAATCTTTCCTAAGGTTTTTCAACTCTTCATTTGATAGTTTATTGTAATTTGTTTCCATAGTAAGTTTCAACTGGAATATTTCTCCACACTAAAGCTCTAGTTATGTTTGCATTTCTTGTTCCATTTTTTATACAAAGATTAAATTTTGACATCCAAATGCTAAATTCTTCATCACTCATATTAATAAATTTAAACTTCGTTCTTTTTCTAGATTCAGATAGACCCTTAGCCCTAATTTCAGAGCAAGGTAAGGATTTTCTGTTTTTTGGATAGTCTATCTTCATTCCAGTTTTTGCCTTTCTCATTTTTTCTATTCCGTTTTTTATAGACTCTTCATTCGCTCCAAAGTATTTTTTTCCCTTTAAATCTTCCCTAGATTTTCCAGTTCTAATCTTAGACAGGCAACTTCTAACTGTTTCATATTGTCTAGATGTATATTCTCTTCCTTGCCATTTAGTATTAACGCACATCATAGCGAAAGCTGAACCCATTTTAAAAGTTTTATCATTTCTAATTCCGTATCTTTTTGCAAATATCTTATAAAGCAACCAGTGTGCTATGTAATGCTCTCTTGGGGTCATAGATACTATCCTCTTGTTCTTTCCGTAAATTGAAACAGGAAAAACGTGGTGTTGTTCAATGCAAAAACTAACTTTTTTTCTTTTCCAATTTCTCTCTTCCGCTTTTCTTACTAATTTACAATAGGTTTTTAAATAATTCATTGTGATATAAATAGTTCAAGCAATTTATATCACAATGAATTAGGATCAAATCCTCTTCTACTCAATTCGCATTCAATATCTTGCAATTTAGATTTTTCCATTAGCATTTGTTTCTTAAAATATTGCCTATTGTCAAATATCTTTTCTACAAGTTTTGGAAATATACCTTTTTTTGTAGTGTCATACAAACACCCGTTAGCGCAAACACACTTTCCATCAATATTTTTAATATTAACTTCTTTGTTTAGGATTTTCTCAACAGTTATTCCTGGATACTTTTCATCTAAAATTGTTTCTGGTGAAATATTATACTGCATGATAAGTGATGGATATAGAGATGTTAGATCTAAAGATAAAATCCACCCATACATTCCCGGGACCGGCTCCTTAACATAAGCTCCAGTGTACTTTGAATCTTTTCCTATAAATTCTTTTGGGGGAATAGCTATATCTATTTTCCTAAGATAGTTATAAATGATAGAGTCCCACATACGAACTTGGAAAAATACGTCTTCAAAGTTTACTCGCGCATCAAATGCCATTGTGAGAGCCAGACCAATAAGACCTTCACTCTCTTCTAGCTTACTTACCAGTTCACAATCTTTAATGTTATACTTAGTAAAAGTGGCAAAATCTTGTGTATAGAAATCTGCAAAAGTTTCATACTGAGAGTGGTCTAATTTTGTCTCATTTAAAATTTCCTGAGCAACCGTTTCTAGTCTATTGTTTTCTAACCGTCTTTGGCTGAATTTCTTAAAAAGTGAAAGGAAATCTAAACAAGACGTGCCGGCGAGTTCATATACATATTCTTCCCGGTTAGTCTTTTCAACCTTTACTTTTCTTTCTCTGATATATTTCCAAACTGATAGCCTTTTTGCCTGAGATTCTGAAATTACAGACGAGATCCTACGGACAAGATATGGAATATCAAAAAATTCAACATTCCATCCGGTGATAACGTCGGGTGGTTCTGATTCCCAAAAAGCGAGAAACTTCTGTAAAAGGTCTACCTCATCTGCACATTCATAATAAATATTGTTCTCAATCTTTTCACTAAATTGTCTGCTACCCCAAGTATATGATTGCTTCGTTGCAAAATCTTGAACCGTGATTAAAAGGACTTCTTCTCTGACCTGCTCAACATTAGGAAATCCATATGCTGAAGTAGTCTCAATATCAACAACATATATTTTTATCTTGTTAATGTCAAATTCAATATTCTCCTCAGGATAGTTTTCTGAAATATATTGAGTAACCGGGGAAATATCTCCGTAGATTGAAAAATTGTCAATGTCTTTGTACTTCTCTAAGAAAGCCCTGGTGTCTCTAATCGTTCCAGGTTTAATTGGATTTAGATATTCACCTTGAAGAGTCTTATACTTACTAGCTTCCTTAGATTTTATATAAAGTGTTGGCTTATATTCTACTCTGTCCTTGAATGAAACTCCATCCTCGTAACCTCTAACATAAATGTAGTTTCCTACCTGCTTTACATTTGTATAAAATCTCATTCTTTACATACTGTCGTATTTTGCCTGAAGTTTATCGTTTGGTTTAACAAGCGTAATAATTAAATCCTTATTGATAACAAAGCTCGTTTTATTTGTGTAATCAGAAAGATATGGCGAAATGGTAGCGCGTTGGGCATCAGTGACAACATATGGATCAATCATCCACAATTCTGTTTCGTCTTCTTCATTGACTTTAAGCTTCAGCCCAGAAATCAAAACTAAATCTGGAAGAACGATAACCCAGCAATCCTTTTTTGCTGCTTGTGCCATATTTTCTTTTGCAGTATTAATTTCAGTTAACATCATTTGATTGTTCGGCTTTTGGATACTTATTTTTATTACCGATTGTGTATTTTGAAACCAATTCATAGTCTTGACGGTCTTTATAAGACAGAACCTTAATTAAACTTAAGGGTGCCATATCTAGAACTTGTTCCGGATTTACAATATGAATTAGCCCCCAATCTGAAAGAAGTTTTACAATTCGGTTTCGCCGTTGAAGATCTGAATGTGTAAGAGAACAATACTTACCGTCAAGTGCAAAAAGTTCCTTATAAGATACGATGTAATACTTTCCAGACTTATGCAAGATGTGAGCACTCTGAAACAGTTTCTTTTCATGCTTACTAGAAATACCAACTCGTTGTAATGTCTCTTTAACAACTAGAAAAGTATCGGGCTGCTCAAGTGTAACCTCAACCATCATTGAAGGATTCCATTCTACAATTCCTTCTTTATTAAATTCACCCATTTTTGGCTCCACCTTTATTCAATCTTTGTTTGATAAAATTTATCTCGTCTCTATTTAGAACCCTTATTGCCTCCAGGGCTTTCTTGTCGCAGTATCCGTAGTATTCTTTGACTGCTGCCAGATTCTCAGCATCACTTCTCTTTACCCAAGGTGAATATCTCTTTTTCTTTCTAAGAGAGTTTAGATAGAAGACATATTGCATATCCTTAGAAATATAAGGATGCTGATTCATCTCGTTTGCAAAAAGAATAGTGTCAAGATGACCCGCAACACACTTATTGACAATATATGGATTATATGATGAGATGTTTTCAGGAATTTCTCCAATCAAATTTTCCTTAGAAAAGTTAATTGAGGTTAACCATTG